TATACAGATTATTCAATATTGAAAAAGGAAATATACACAGAATTAAATCTCTTTATTCTGATACAGGAATTAACATCTCTAAAACTTCTCAATACTATTCAGATAAACTTTCTAAGGTAAAGTTTTATGCATCCGGCTATAAAATGAATTTTGGACATCACATAACAGGTGGCTCCTTGGATGAAAATATTATCGGAACAGACATTATGCACATCGCTCACCACAAAATGCCAGAAACAAGAGGATATACTTCTGTACGGGGTTCTAATTTCTTTGACACAACTGTTCACGCTTCAGGAGAGACACATAATCTAATGCGATATGAAGACTTTGTAGGGTCTGATAGTGGTTATTTCATTAAAGACAGTTTTTATCAGCCCGATGCAAAAGCAGCAAGAATGTTTTTATTTATCAATTGTGATTTAACTCCATATAGTTCTACAAGATTTGATAGTCTTATGGCGGGTTCACCATATACTAAAACCATAGAAAATTATTCTTTACTTGCATTAAAGGCACCAAAAACAGCAGGTCGTTCAGATACTAAAGATTTAGTTTTAGGACAAAGTGAAACTATTAATTTGAAAGATAGCGACTATACTTCTGCATCAATTATTTCCGCAGATAAAACAATCTCTTCTCTAAAAAGATTTAGCATTATGCGCCTTACAGAAGTAGTTTATGATTGGCATTTTAATCAAATTGACCCAGAAAATATTGTCTCTAATGATAGAACTATTAGAAAGACCACAATAAATGAATTCAAAACAAGTGTGCTCGCAGCATCTTCTGTATCTATTACTCACCCCGTTGGCGGAAATAATGCAAAAATTAAGTATGATACAACCGTTTCAGTAGCGGCAGGGGATTTAGTTTTTGATGATAATGGCAGATTTATGGGAACAGTTCAAAGTTTATCTACTACTGATATAACTAACGATACTATCACCTTTGATGCAAATGTCATCAAAACAGAAGGTACGCTAATTGCAGGAACACCGCACCAAAAAATGACACCTACTTCACAAAGAACAAGTGATAATATTAAAGGACATGGTAGTGAGGACTCTGCTATTCTAAATAGCGATATTCATATGTTAAAGTCTTTTGTAGTAAATGGCGTTGGAAGCGGAGGATATGGAGAATCTGGTTCTGCTTGGCATTCTCATTATGGTCGCTCATTAGAAAATTTTGCTGATTCTGGAAGAACCCCCAATTTCTTCTTACCTGTTGATTTAGGACATGATGCAAGAGGTAGTGCTAATACTCGTTATTCAAGCCATGTTATTCAAATGTATAGAGATGGCATTTCGGGAATTAGTAATTCTAATGCTTTTGAAAATGATGATTTAACTCTTAAAGATTTCAGGGCTATTTTCTTTGACAGATATACTATTGAAGAAGGCACTAACTTGGTAGATAAAGGAATGGTTAGCGATTTTATTACAGGTATGTCTTTTAGTGAAGATACCGCAGGAACAACACTTGGACTAGTCGCATTTAAAACAGATGAAAACTTTGGTGAAAATGAAACCGTAAATAAAAGCGGGGGTTCTTCTGCTACTACTGCTGATGGCGTATTTATGGGCTTCAAACCAGAAATAACTTTATCTTCTTCCTCTACTAATAAATCTGTAGGAAATAGGACTGTTTATCATTATAGAATAGAAGCAACTGGAAAAAATCATTTTTTAAATTATGTGGACTTAACAGGAACATATTTAGTAAGTGAAGTCGGAAAACATTATGATTCTGATGGTGCTATTCAAACTTCTTCTGATGGACAGTCATTAAATGAATTGACGATTACAAATATGGCATATGTTATTTCTCATGAATTAGACCACACTAGTTCGGCACATTTTCACATTTTAACATTAGATAATGATATGGGAAGCAAAACTTGCAGAATTATGCAACCAAATCACACTTGTTTTTATTCCTATTCTCCAAAAGAAATTCAACTCAACACACTATCTTCTAAATATACAAAGATGGGCAACGAAGATAAAATGTATGAATCTATTAACGCTTATCAGTTTAGAAATGCAAAAGGCACACGCTCAAATGATAGCAACAATGAAGGGGTGTTATCGGCATATATTATATTAGATATTGACAATCAGCCCGATTTAGAAAATTTTGTGTATGTTAGCGATTCTAATTCATTTTCAACTTTATTTGGAAATATGAAGTTGGATATGGGAATTAGCGATGGAGAAACATCTTTTATTTCTTCTGTTGAATATACTGACAACGGGGATGCTATTGGACATTATTTGAATTTTGGAGAATTAAAAGAATGCTTAGGAGTAGTATCTGTTTCCGAAACAATTAACCTGACTGTAAATGGAGATATTACTTCGGAACATAAGAGAACAATGATTGGTGCAGGTGTTCAAATTGGAAGAGAAGCCCAAGACATTGTAAATGATTTATTAGAAAGCGAAGGTTTAACATATGAAACCGATGGAACAACATCTTATCATTTAGCACCTAATTTTGAAAGCATTGATTTATTCGGTGCTATCAATTTTGTGCTAAAGAAAATCAATAAGACTATTTTTATAGAAGGAGATAACTACAAACTAAAAGATAATCAATCCGATGATTTGTATTCTTCTAATATCAAAATTGGCGACGATTCAAATGTTAAAGTCTTTGAATTCGAAAAGTCATCTACTATCTTCAATTTCTACAATGACATTACAGTTTATGGAAGAGCGCATAAATCGACAAGAAAGGACTTAAGAAGCATTCAAAAGGTCGGTAGAAAGTCATTTGAGCATACAGATAAAACATTGGTTAATCAAAATGAAGTAGATGAAAAAGCCAGAGAATTGTTTTCTCTATATAATAGAAATAATCAAAAGATTGAATTGCTTGTGAACCATGAGAACATTTCTACTCTCCAAGTAGGAGATATTGTAAATGTTGAAATTCAGCAAGAAAATATTCCATTGTCCTCTTTCTTGGTATTACAAATGGAGCATCAACTTACTGGACTAATCAAATTACAATTAGGAACATATAGCAAGTTATTAGAAGATACCTTGGCTGAAATTGTAGCCACAACAAGAAAGAATGAAAAAGATAATCGTTCTTCTAACTTGGTTGCAAATGAACAACAATTCTTTTTCTTGGAGGGCATTAAAATTAATTTGCGTAAGTTGCTGGTTAGGAAAAGAGTCTCAAGTGGAGGCAACGCATTGGGCTTTTCAGCACAATTAAATACGGGTAGCCGCACACTTGGATTCAGTGGCGGAAGCGGTGTCGTATTGACTGATTTAGTGGAGGAAGAGTTTTGATTACTGATAAATTAAAAGAATTACTAACAAATCAAATTGTTTCGTTGATTGATTCGGGACAGGTCGGTTTAGGTGGAAATTCTTCTTCTCCAAATGCAAACGCCTTAGATGTGCCAAGTGGAGCAGTTATCAATGTTTCCTCTTCAAACTTAGCCGCAGTATCTACTGATGAAAATGTTATGGAAGTAAAACTTTCTGTTGGCGGCGGCGCAATTACAGGTATGACGATTCGTGAAGCAGGTGTTTTTGATTCATCTTCAAATATGCTTTCAAGAGTAAATTTTGATGGTGTCGGCCCATTTGCTTCAACAGAAACATTAGAAGTTATTTTGATTATTGAGGTGGAATAATGGTAGAAGTGAACCCGCATTTTATATCGCAACTTAGCACAGGAGCAACAATTGGACACATTGAGGATGATGTAGATTTTCCACATACAGGATTATTTAAATCATTGATGCAAGGCGTTTCAGGAAACTTTGTAATTAAGAATAATACGAATGATTTTGATATTACACAATCTGCAAGCGACCCAGTGGTTTCTGTCGCAGTGGGCAGTTATCTTGATAATGGCGAATTGAAAACCACTTCCGGCGTAGCGACCTTTAATGCGGCGGCATTCACATTTACAACAAATAAAGCCTATTATTTATTAGTCGTGAATTCTTCT